AAATAAATATTGGATACGGTCTAGAAACCGTATCCACTTTAAAAAACTAAGTAGCGGCTTCACCTTCTGTAACATCTTCTGTTACTTCCTCCGCTACTGTTTCTTTTGCCTGCATTGCTGCTATTTGCTGCCTCATTTCCGCAAGCTGAATACGCTCGTCTTTCATTTGTGCATCAAAATGCGCTTTGTTTAACTTCATTATTTCCACCATTTGCCCAAATTCTTTGTTTTCGCGAATGCGTGGTTCCAAGTTAACAAATTCATCGTCCATTGTTTTTTCTACGTTTTGGTCTAAGTCCGGCAAATTCACCCAAACTTGGGCTTTTTTGTCTGCTTTAATAAGCACCCATGAATTACCTTTTGCAGTATACTCAACCGACATTTTGTCGTCGCCACTTGCGATGAGTACTGCCTTGCTTAGATCGCTTCCCTCTACATCTGCCCATATTTCTATGGGAGAGTTAGCGATGACCTCAAACGCTACGCGTCTCGGTCTATTGCTTGGGAATGCGATAACGTCGCCTGCATTATAATTGCTCCAATGGTCTATTACACCAACTTTAAAATGTTTCATTTCATCACCTTTTTAATTTTAATAAAATGGCGGGGGAGGGAGGTTCCCCCGCCGTTGCACTACTTAGTTATTCGAGCTGCGTCGACTAAGTTAGTGATAGAGTCGTAGTCTGATGTCGCGTCTGCCTCTATTAGGCGATCCCCGAACACTACGTTTGTGTCGACAGTTAAATCGCTTACTGCTGTAATCTCAAAACTATCGCTTACCTGATCTGCAAAAATTTTCTTGTGTAAATTTGTGCACAGGTAAAAATCGGTGCTTAAACTTGGATCTGTTGTTTCATTTGTCCAAATTCTCGACCTAACTTCTGTGTATGCATCGTTCGACGGTCTATAAAATTTACCGCCGACATTAATTTGATCACGATTATACTCGTGATTTAATGGTGCATATCCTAACGTTGCGTCTGGCGTACTGTGATTTACGTCCAGGTGGTTCTTTTTAACCACTGCAACTTTTTCTGGGTCCAAACTGTCCCGCAGGGCATTTGGCAGATTATCAGTATCTGTTGTATACAAGAAATAATCTTTCTTGCGTTCCCAAACTCTTTCTGGTGCGATTTCTAAACATGTCATTACAACACCGCCAATACTTGTTCTTGGCGCTCGCACTCTATAACTTAATGATACAAACCCGTTTGTTGCTGTATCATCTAAATTTCCACTGTCGGTTGCAAACCGTTGTGAAAAACCAAACATTCCTGTTTGTGATCCAATCAACATAGGTTGTTTCATTACTTCTGTAGGTACTGTTATACCTTGCATCAATAGATCGATAATATATTCATCGTCTATTCCATCATATGCCTGGCGAATTTTAGCAAACGCCGCTGTTTTTCTAGCTTGCTCAATGTCAGCCAACGACATTTTTGCTGTGCCACCTTCTGTTAACTCCGCCCACATAGTGTCAAACTGAAAAACATTACCTATATCTGGCGCTCCTAAACTTCCTGCAGAAGGTACCCACATATTGCCACTTCCTGATGTTCCGCTTTGCGCGTCACTATACCCAGTTGCTGTTTCTGTTTTATATCTTGATCTAATAGGTGCTTCAAAAGTTAAAGCGTTTAACTGCACCTCTCCATCAATTAGCTTTTGATCAAAATCAGCCATAATATGACTGTTGCCTTCGTTTGGCCAAAATGCTTCCGCAAGATCATGCTCAAATTCGTTACGCACTGCTAAACTTGTTGATCTTGCTTTTCTTCTATGGTTCACAATTGCGTTATATGCTTGCACATAACTATTGTTCATATCCGCTACACCATGATGTAGCCCCATAGTTCCATAAAATGTCGCTCGCCCATTATCGCCACTATCCATGTCTGTCGGACTACTGTCAGTAACGACGGCTGAACCGTTATAGTATTTATTCTTTTCAAAAAAATCGACTTGCGACCCCGCTATTCCGTTTTCTTTGCTATAACTCCTATTTAATTCATCTATTGACCCGTTAAACTGGTCAAATGCTAAATAGGGTACAAAATATGTGCATGCTTTCGCCACAATAGCGTTCACTGGCTTTTCTGATGTTTCCATCATTTCCACTGATACATTTATATTTCCGCTGAAACCTTCTTCGCGTAATATTGGATCTGCTTTAATAGGTAATATCTTACCTGCATCTCCAGACGTTAATACACGTCCTTTGCTCATACGTCTTGTGCGCTGAAAGCTCACTGGGACGTTAGGTATCATTTCTGTATTTCTCATTTTTTTCTTCTCCTGTTAATAATTCGTTTAATTATTTTTCTTATTTTTTTACACTTTGTGCAGCTCAATACGCACCGCGCATTTCACCCCTTTTCTGAGGTCCCTTTAAAGTTGTTACTGTTACTGGTGGTAAAAATTGTTTAGTTTTTCTTCTTCTGTTTCTAGAAAAATTTGCTGTACTTTCGTTGCTCATCAAAACCATCGCTGTTTTTCTAGCGTCTGCTATTGCAACTCCCAGTCCAACCAACGTGCCAACAATATCTCCATATCGTTCCTCGTAGTCTTCAACATTTGAAAAATTTTCGTCCATTTGCACATCTTGACCTGCAAATTTTAATTCCAAATCTTCGTCGTCATATTTTCCGCGTGCTATTTCAGCATTCATACTTTTTACTTGGGCTTTTATTAAACTTTTATTTAATTCATCCATTCTACTTTCGTGAGAATATTTTTGTTGTCTTGTAAATTCCGCTAATCCTACATTTACGCCTGTTTCCAATCCCGCTGCGATTGGATTTCTTGACAGGGTAGGGGTTGCATACACCCCGTCCATCATAACACTTTGTGCCATTGTTCCTGCTACGGCTGTGCCGTATGCGCTACCGCCGCCGGCCCTTAACGCTGTTAAAGGGTTAATCCCTGCCTTTTGTGCGTCTTTTACCAAATTATCATAATAATTTTCACGCACTTCTGTGTTGTATTCTCTGTTATCTACAACTTCTTTTTTGTTACGTTCGTATACTCTTTCGCTTTCTGCTTTGTTTGCAGCTAACACTCTTGTGTTTTCTTTTTTCGCATCATTTCTTGTTAAAATTGCGCCTGCAGTACTAGCTACACTTGATGCCAAGGCCACTTTTGTGCCTACACTTAATTTTCCTATTACTCCCGCGGCAGCGGGTCCCATTGTTGCTATTGCTGCACCCCCTATGATTGCTTCTACGGGGTTTTTAATTATTGGACGTAATATTTTACGTTCGATCCATTTGAACATTTATATCTCCATAATTATCGGTAATACGAACAAAATAAATCCGCCTATTACGCCAAAGCTAAGGCCTGATATTATTTCTTTAATCCACATTCTTTCGCTCCCAATATGAAAATATTAGGTCGGCTGCGACTGCGGCTGCAGCTATTGCACCTGTTTCAATTGCAATTGCTGCTTCTTGCGCTACTCCCATCGTTATTAGTCCGCCTGCGATCATAGATCCCACGCGACGTAACGTTGGCTTTAGTAGCTCTTTTAAAATAAATTTGTGCACATCAACTCCCATGTTCTACACAGGACTTGTTTTGCTTTTGTTCACGTTAATGTGTTAACATAATATATACTATACGCGCCCAAAAGAACAAACCTGTGGATGTTCTATGTATATTCTGATTCGTTCTACATGTCAACTTTATTTTTTACACCACGGTATATATTGTTTTCCACCACTTCCGCCTCGTGCCTCGTTACGGGTTGGTCTATCCTTACACCGACGCCGCAGATTTGTTTTATCTGACCTATTCTTTTCTGATAGGGGCGTTGTTATTGTAGGTGCAATTATTGTTTGCAACCTACTTTGTATTTTTCGTACCTCAGGTGTTACGGCGGTTCCAACGACTACAGTCCTTCCAATACTTATAGTTGGCGGACTTACGTATTTTCTAGTTGTTCCCGTAGCACTTCGTCGTATTTGCGTCGCGTAATTACTTTTCCGAACTGCTTTATTTGTTTTACGTGATGTTTTTCTACTTTTTGCCATTCGCCTTGCTCCGTGTATACTTCCGCTACGTCTTTATGTTCCCATAGAATACCAGCGATACCTTGGTATTCTACTTCCGTTACATCTGCCTTTGTCCAATGGTCATTCGTTACCACTTTATCCTGCCATTTTTCGCCATATCTAACGGGTTTATAATGTAAACGTTTCGTTTCCATTTCGACGTCGAATTCTTCGCGTCTTGTTTCATTCTCGAAATATTCTTCAAATAATTCGTTCATTGGCTCTTTTCCGTACTTTTTGTACCATCGCCATCTTATTCTTCGCATAAACATATCTTTTGTTTTGCCCTGCATACAAAATTTCTTTATTTTGTTTCTGCTATTTCGCACGTCTCTAAATTTATAAAATATATGCCTTGGCAATATCATTTCTTTAACGTGCTGTTTTGCTAATTCTAAAAAATATTCTTCGCCTAATGGCGGTTTTTTAGACATAGCTAAATGTGTTACTTTCACTCTCTCATCTTGATCTTTCAATACGTATTTCAATACATACTGAAAACTTTTCCAACTTGGTTCCTGAAAATAACTATATCCGTGTTTCCAATGTTTCCATTCAACACGATATTCTTTGTCTTTTGGCTTATCTCCATATTCTATTTGTTTCATATTTCGCGGATCAGGATGATCCCCATGAAAAAATAATATTATATGCCAATGCGCCCTATTTTTCTTTGTTCCGTATTCTCCACAAACAATGTAACGTACGTCATATCCTGCAAATCTTAATCTTTTTAGGAATTTTTGTACGTCACTATAAACTAACGTTGCTGCATGTGCTCCTTGCCCATTATCGTACGTTAGTGTTACCGCGTAAGTTCGCTTTGCAAACTTACTTTCTGCAATGCATCTTCCAACGAGATCGTCAACTCTTCGTTTTCTGCATTGCCAACATTTGCGACAACTCACTTCTACCCCATTTCCTAATATTGTTGGTTCAATACACATGGTTTAAAACTTCGCTGTCACTAAATGCATATCCCGATAACTTGTGGATACTGGGGCAGGGGAGTTGTACTTACGTAAACTCCCCTGCACGCTATCGTGACCGATTAGCTTCATAAACATTCTCCAAGAAAGCAAAGCGTAGCCTTGTTTCTTCCGGAATCTTTATACTGTTTCCCACACAATGGTTGTAAGCTTGTCTGTATTTCTTCCAATCTTTTATCTCCCAATGTGCAGGATCCCAAAATTCCCAATCTCCGCCCCATTCAAGTTTGATGTTACGTTTCCTGGCAATTTCTTTC